CCTTTTCTCACTCGGTGTAACAGGTGTAGGAGTAAACGGATTACTGGTATCTGTACTATTCCTAGCGGCTACAGCTTCCTTACTTTTAGCTGCATTACCAGGAGTAATTGGGTTCCTGACCTTAGGTTTAGGAGCAGATGCCTTAGGCTGAGAAGTACCAATCCTATTTTTTGCAAGATTCTTAAGAGTGTCAGGATCCCAGTTACCAGCCATCAGTGAACCTTCTTCAGATTAGGATTGGCTTTCTTTGCCTTTGGAGATGCGTGCCGGGAAGACTTAGCAAGGATAGCTCCAGCAGCTTTCATAGAGACATTTTCTCCTTGAGCAATCTGCTGTTGAACATTCTTAAAACCAGGGTGTGCTGAAGACTTCTTCTTAACTGGTTTTGAAGACTTCTTAGCAGGAGGACCGTTCTTCTTAAGACGGTTTTGAGCCAACATTTTCAGGAAATTAGCGTTGTTGGCGGGCATCATTCAACCTCTGCATCTTCTTAACACGTTCCTGCGCTGCTCTTTGAATGTTAGTAAGATTGCCGGGAGTAGGAGCATTACTCACTCCATAGCGAGCATGACCCCGAGACAGTATACCCCTAGAACTTCTAGAGTCAACTGGGTTCAAAATTCTAGAAGGTCCCATCGTTCTCCTTAAGCTGACGTCAGAGAACTAACTTTAGAAATAAAAAGTTGCTGCACTTGAACACTCCAGTTAGCACTATCATTGTGTTGAATACACAATTGAATATTATCATTTGTAGAAGGAGCAGTTTGGGCAATTGCATAATCAGTAATAGTAACAACCATATTAAGTGGCAAGTCAAAGTTAGATTGCCTCAAGACAGTTTTACCACTACTTCCATTGTTATAGGTTAGAACGAAGTTCGATTCATTAACAAAAAGACCTCCTCCAACCCGAGAAATAAGGTATTCAACTTGAATAAAATACAATCCTTTGACTGGAAATGCTACCACTTGTCCACTTACAAGAGAGTTTCTACCCCAACCAGAATAAGTAAGGTTGTTAATAAAAACACTACCTGGAGCAACAGTCATAGCAGGAGAGGTATAATAGCTCCAAACTGTTCCAACTTCATGAGTATGATCTACTCTAGCAGGAAACGGCGAAACTCCAGCAGCAGGACCACTACCAATAGACTTTACTTGACTATCCGAAGGCATTGGTAGTGCATCACCAATATAATGTCTATCAGTATCTTGGTGTTCACGAATTGTTAGATTTCGTTCTTTGAATGGGGCAGAAGTAAGCGTACGTACTGATTCTGTAGGATCTACCTTTTGTCCTGTGTCACTCATCTAACAAGCTCAAATTCACCACGTTCAGTGTTCTGAACAATAGCAATATCCTTAATTTTGATCTGAGAGTTATTACTCTGTAGGTCAGTAGAAAGGATAAGGCCGCAACGCCTATAATGGAACATTCCAGGTACTTGAATCAAGTTAGACCCTACACCTACAGTGAAGTCCTGTAGGATAGTATTCCTGATAGCGTTAGAATCTGCCGTCGTGGCATCAATTTCCCAAGACGTAGTGAATTTATGCTGTTGATCTGAAGTATAGATCTCAAGCAATCCACGTTTATTCTGCTTCAAGTTATATGGATTGCCACCATCCATATTCTTAGTCTTCAAGTAGATATTAACAGGAGCCGTAAGAACTGTATTCGCTTCACTTACGATCTGATCTTCACCACCATCAAAGACTAGAAGTTGAAGAACAGCTTTCTCAGGTGAGGCATCAGTACCTTTACTAACAAGCATCAAGGAATAGACTACAGGTTCTGGGTTCAGGTACGTACTGACTTTATCTGTCACAGACCAAACGGCACAGATACGCCTTGTTCCAAGAGAATTAGTAATAGTTGATTTGGTCTGAATATTCCATTCAGTCCAAGCTACTGGGTCCAACTTAGTATAGAACGTCCTACAGTTGGGAGAATCGTAGTGAAGAGTATTAGTAGAAGCTAGCTTACCAATGGAAATAATGAGTCCATCTTCATACGGTACGATAGAGTGAGTCCTGAAGCCTTTAGCTAGGAAGAACTGATCCTCAATAACACCTGAAATCTTAGTGTTATAGAGACTGTTCGTAGCCCACACACCAGCAGTATTAATGTAGTAGACAATTCCCTTAGATTCAAAAGCACACTGCGTAGTAGTACAAACAGACTTAGAGTCCAAGACACGAAGGATCCAAGAAGCTGGCGGTCCCTCAACAATTAGAGTGAACAACCCGGCCATTGTAAAAACGAGAAGTTTATTGCCCAGAGGAACAATCTTCTTAATTCTACCAGCGCCGTTAGGACCAACGAACGGGATCTTATTGATAGTGAAAGCCCAAGTTTCTGGAAATCCACCTACAGGGGCTATGTCTGTGTAGTATAGATCAGAACCAGTAAAAGCCCACAAACGGTCCTTGAAAGTAAAGAGACCTTGGAACGTAGCATTGGCCGCACTGGGAATAGACGAGAACGTAATTGTATCGGCCGTCCAGTTAAAATTGGTAATCTTGTAGACGCCCAAGCCGTTCTGTACAAAATACACAGTATCTTGATACTGACAAATACCGGTAACAGGATTAGTCATATTGACAGACATAAATCCGTCACCAGCACCAGTAGCTCCTGCACAACGTACAAAGTTAAGTGTACTGCTTAAAGTACCACCGCCAGGAACTGCTGTACCTACTGCTCCCCATGCAAATGCTGGGAAATTAGAATCGTAACGAGTCGGGAAGAGAGGGTAAATAATATTGTAGGTTTCAGTGGCCGGACTTTGCACTGAACCAACAGCATTTTCTTGAACTTTCCAGTCTACTGAACTTCTCCTGATACCAGAGCGATTCTCTAGAGAGTCTCCTGTAGCAACCATATTGTACGCCATAGCTGAGAAACCATCTGGAATGTTAGATGGCAACTCAGACGTGTACATTCCTTGGCCAATGGCTACACGGAAATATTCCTCATCTGGGATTTTAGAAGAAAGAGCCATCAGTAATACTCAGTATCGTAGCAATCGTAATCGGATGCGTCAGGAATTTTATAAAGCGCAGTGTCTGGAGCCTGAGCTTCATTTCGCCGTGTGCTTACACGACGATCGTATTGTTCCATTTCAGCTTCGGCAGCCCGGAAATTTTGATTCTTGTTGTGAGCACGAGCTAGGCAATATTTGACGACATCTTCGTGGAAAACCTCTGGAACTGTGAAAGCATTAGGTCCAGTGTCGGTCATCGTATCTGGGGTTTTAACGTACGTGATATCTACACTAATAGCAGTATCTGGAACTGGATAAAGGTAAGCCTTGTATCCTTCAAAATACCAATACAATGGTGTACCAGTATTAGTGATATTCATCCTCATCATATCAAGCTGAGGAAGACTGATATTAGTAAGAGCCCTGTTATTAATTGAAAGACGTTTAATAGTTACTTTGTCTGGAACAACAGCCGGGAAGCTACTGGAGGGAACTGGAATAGTAAGATCATTAGAGCTAGTAGAACGGATAATATCTAGCTCAGCATCATGAATCCAGTCATAGATATCCTGGTCAATGATGACGACGTTATATTCATCACCGAATTGCCGCTTGATTTTACGAAGGGCATCTGCGACCAACATATTAATGCCTTTCAGCAGGACGGTCATCGTAGAAGGTCAGCATATCACCTGTCTGCTCATCCTTGACAGAGTAGCGACTCTTCATTCCAGCAATGTGTTGAATTACATCTTTGGTTTCATCTCGTTTTTCTTGATATCGTTGTTGGGAATCTCTTCGTTGCTTGTCTTCAAGAGATACCAAAGCATTATAAACATCGTGGCGTTTAGTATCACTATAATACAAACGCTCAAGAATCTGATCGTCGAGAATCCAAGCACGAAGAACTGGCCTAAGGATACCATCTGCTCCTTTTTCTGCTACTACAAATGGCTCATCTGAGATACCTTCTGCACGAGCAGGATCTAGACAAAGAAGCACAAGGTTTTCATCATAGTCACGAATAGCTTCAGCGATACGTAAAGCGTCACGTTCTACAACATTACCATCAATGATAACATGGTTTCCAGTACCAGGATCATAGTAATTACTCATCAGTTTGATACTTTCCAAATATCAATTCTACCTGTGACGTTAATAGCAGCAGCTGTGTTATTATAGACCTGTGCAGAAATAGCGTTACCAGCAACCAAAGGAAGAGTCACACAAATCTGAGCAAGTCCTGTAGCGAAATCACCAGCAGCAGTAATACCATCAGCAAATCCAGTAACTACCAAGCGAACCATAGCATTGGCACCAACTTGTACAGAACAAGAAATAGCATAAACTGCATCATACCCTGTAGGAATAAAAATATTGGCATTAGGAGGAGTGAGAAAACCATTAGTATCTGCTATTTCTGTATCCCACGTAACAGCAGTGAACGTAGTAATAGGAATAGATTGAGTAGCATTACGACGCCAAGTACCACCAACACGAAGAAGATCATTAGTATTTTTAGCTATAGAATCATTAACCGGATTGCTGGCATTCACGTCTCCAGCAATAGGAGTCCAGACTCCACTTACTTTAACATTCAATGTACTCATGGCGTCACCTTAAAGAGTAGTAGAGAATGTAGTGTTGTTAAGAGATACCCACAGACCATTAGTAGTAGCAGGTGGGTTCACAGAAATAGTACCATCTGCTAAAACCCGTATTTGAGCAAAAGCATCCATAGATACAGAAGCTCCAACAAAAGTCATAACAGGACGAAAACCAACAGGTAATACAGCTATAGTATTAACAGTTGAAGTAGAAAGAGCTAATCCTCGCAAGGTCACAACATCACCAATTTTACGATAACTACATGGTGAATATGGAGCAGCCATATTTCCCCAAGTACCCAAAAATGGCAAAGGAATCCAAGGAACTACTGGAAGAGTAGCATCTGTATCTACCCAGAATTCAACATTAGGATCTGTAGGAGGATCTGGTCCAAGGTATACGTTACTAGCGTAACCTGAAAGAACAGGCTGGAACGTACCACCAATTTTGGCTTTAAGTACAGTCATGGCGTCACCTTAAGGAGTAGTAGAGAATGAACATTGAATATGACAACTTCCACTACCCATCCAAACAATAACATTTCCATTTCCACCAACAATAGTTGTATTTGCGGCTGTACCCGCTATAGTAGAAAAGTATCTATCAACAGGTGGTCGGAATCCAACAGGTAAATTAAAGGCTGGTTGTTGAAGTGTTCCTGGAACAACAATTCCTTCAATAGAAACAATATCTCCCACTTTACGATAACGAACTGGACCTAGTCCACCAGCACTATTTGTCGTCCAACCATTCAAAAAGGCAGAGACGGGAGTCCAAGCTGGAGGTGTAGCAGGTACAGGAAGCGCAGGGTTTACATTAGGTCCAACATCTTCAATATAGAAACATGATCCAGAATCAGTAAATATAGTAAAGGTATTAATTATATTACCCATCCATGCATAAAATGTATGCGAAAGACCATCACCATCTATTAAAATTTCACCAAGGATACTGCCTGTCCATGCTTGATTAGCACCATGCCAAACAGTAAATACAGTAGTACCAGATGCTGGAGTAGATGTACCATCACGACTAACATTTAAAGTAAATGTGCTAGGTAGAGTAAGTATGTTTGCAGCTCTCAAAAGACAAACAAGACGATATCGTCTACCAGCAAGCAATGTAGTTGTCAATGCATTAGAAATAGTAGTATTTGCAGAAACACTGAAAGAAGCAGCAGAAAAAGAACCAATTGCTACTGCACCAAGTGCATTGCCAGGACTTACATAACCATCTGGTGGTGGAGCAGTAAGTGGAAGTGCAGGACGAACATTTGGTCCCATATCTTCAATATAGAAACTACCACCAGTTTCAGTATAGAGGCTAATATTAGTAGTAGGTGAGGCTATAGTAACATTAAGATTTTTAGTGGTCCCATCTCCATCCAATACCCATGAATAGTTAAAACTGTTAAAACCAGTTCCGCTACCTGGTGGAACAAAGTGAAGAGGATATGCTGTATACAGGTTAGTAGTTCCATCACGCAGACTCACCTGCATATATGATTCAGTGTTAACAGTTTTAACAGCTCTAATAATTATTGTAGCTCTATAACGACGACCAGCAGTCAAAGTACAAGGTACCGTAGTAGTCATTTGTATAGTTTGACCACTATTTATAACATATGGAGCACCAGAAACAAGAGATCCTATTGCTACAATACCCAGAGCATTTCCTGGACTTACGTATCCATCTGGAGGTGGAGAAGTTAGAGGATAAGCTGGACGGGTATTTGGTCCAAGGTCTTCAACATTAAAGTATGATTGACCATCTCCATAAAAGCTAGAAATAGCATTAGGTTGATAAAGAATATTTAAGTTCTTTGTAGTACCGTCTCCATCCAGAACCCAAGAATAATTGTATGAATTAAAGCTATTGTTAGCAACTGTATTGAGAGGATTAGTACCAGCTATGTTGGTAGTTCCGTCTCTTAAAAACCAGTTAGCGCCACCGCCAGTAGCTGGTTGATAGGAAATTGCTCTTACATAAAGATTAACTCTATAACGCCTACCAGTAGCAAGAGTTACAGGAAGATTATTAGTAACCTGTGTGGAACTACTAGCCGCTAAGTTAAGTAGTTGCCCTGGAAAAGTCCCTACAGCAACAATACCAAGTGCATTTCCAGCAGCAAGGTAAGGAGTCATTGGTGTGGGAGAAGCTGTAGCAGTATCTACCCAAAGCTCAATGTTGGGATCTACTGGTTCTGTCCCACCAATAGAGACTTCATCAATTGTAAGGTTCTTCCAGCTACCAGCAATTTTAGCTTTCAAAGCTTCAGGACTAGTAGTTGTATCTACCCAAAGTTCATAGTTAGTACCTACAGGCTGTGCAGAACTAATTTGCACTTCATTAGCCGCAAGTGCATCTGCGGGATCTTCTACTGGAATCCAGCTACCGGCCAAGAAAACTTTCAGTTCGCCGTAACCTGCTGAAGTATCAAACCAAAGCTTGATTCCAGGATCTACTGGCTGAACTGTACTAACAGAAACTTCAACTCCAGAAGGAGCAGAAGCACCTGTCAAGATCGGTTGTCCATTTAGATAATACTCACCAAACAAAAAGACACGAGAATCTTCAAAGACTGTAACAGAACAATCCTTGGGTACGTAAAGGTCTACTCCATTATAGACTACCGTGTCATTAGAATCAGCGGGGTAATTCGGCATTGTTCTCCCTATAGCAAGTAGGGGAGTAAGTCGTGTGGACTTACTCCCCTACTACCTCGCTTCCCGGCGAATTTATTACGGAGCGGGCGGAGCCGGTTCGAGTTTCACTCCGTTTACGAACACTTCTCCATTAATCTGAAGAGTAGCTCCCTCTAGGACGTTGATAACAGCATCCTTAGAGACAGTAACCTCAACTTCTTCGTAAGTGAGACGTTCCTTAGCCATTATCAGGACTCCGTAAGGTTCGTGAACTTACCATGAGCATTACGCTGGTGGGTACCAAACTGCCAATACTGCTTCATGAGAGCTTCAAAGGCATCGTAGTCAGTAACCCATTGCAGGACACTACCGGCCCGATCTTCCCAATACCAAGGCTTATCTCGCCAAATCTTCATCTCCTTCTCATTCACAAAGAAGAGAGACTTGGCAGGAGTATCAGGATCAGCAACAAGTGGGATATCCTTGTCACCGTACATAAAGGAGAGGCCGGTAAGGCCGCCTTCAAACGTCTTCGGTTCGTTGTAACGACGAAGACCGGTCATCAGGTTCCAGTATGCACGGCGAACACCAAGGCTAGCAAAGATAGCGGTAACAACCTTACCACCAGAAACACGGATATCATCCACCATCTTAATCATGGCGAGTTCAGTCAGTGTGGTAGTAGTGCTATCTTCGTTAGAGGCCCACTTAGAAGTGGTAGCAGGGTCAAGACCGTGAAGAGCACCGGAGTTATCAATAATCTTGTTCAGACCAGTTGGCTCCAGGTTGTAGTCACCAGTACGAACAACATAGTTACCGATAGCAGCCGTAGGTGCACCGGCACCAACAGAGAAAGTGGTTGACGTAAGGACGGCAGAAATAGTGAGAGCGGTACCTCCAGCAACAGGAGTACCAGCATTCACAATATCAATGACCATTCCATCATCAAGATACTGCGTCGAGTCAACCGTGACAGTTGCACCAGTAGAACCGGCAGAAACCTTAGCCTTGATACCAGAAGCAACGGCAGCATCAATATGGCCGTAAGCAACTCGGTTCTCATCTTTAGCAAGGTCATCCTTGATGCCCTGCATTTCAAGATCCATAGCCGAAGAGAAAGCCTGCTTATTACTTTCAGCAAGCTCAATCAACTGACCGGTCAAACGAACTCGACCATATCCGTACTTGAGGTTTTCCTGAGCAGCCTTCAATCCCTGCCTACCAGCGGGAGCAAGCTGCGTGTTCTCTGCACGGTATGAAATACCAGCGTTACGAGAAATACGAACTGGGAAAACTACGTACTTACCACCGATACCATCGGAAGTAGTACCTTCAGCCGTTTGCTCGATACGCTTAATAGTGATCCGCTCATTATTGAGCTGATCGTTAATGTTACCCTCATAGATTTCCTTGAGGATACCATTAACAGTAGTGAGTGTTGCGGACATTCCTACCCTTCCAGTTGAGCTAACATATTAGCGACTGCCTGACGTCTATCAGCGTCTCTAAGTTTGTCGGTATTAACCTGGCCGGAAGGAACTCCGCCTTGACCCCCCATAATTTTAGGAGCTTGTCTAGCAGGAGCCTGTGGGCTGCTATATGTCCCGATCAATGCGTTCCAGGCTTGCATAGCCTGTTGTACATCACCATGTTTTGAGAGTTCCAATACGATGAAGTCATCGTTGAAGTCTCCGAATGCATTATGCATCTGATCCAGCACTCCGTCAAGTTGCTGTTGACCGACTGCCTCTTCTTGCTGCTTCTCAAAATTGCTACGCCATTCACGAAGCTCTTGCAATTCCTTCAGAACATTCTGCTGGAAGACATCAGATTCTGGAGGAGCAGTTTCTTCCTCATACTCATATTCCTCTTCGTTTGACATTTCCTGCTCCTGTTGAATCTCTAGAATTCTAGCCAGTTCTTGTTGAAAGTTATCTCCATACGTTTCCTGAAGTCCATTCCACATCAGACGGAACAGACCTTCAGGATCTTGACGGAAATTATTGGCGAAGTTGTAATACTTCTGAAGTTCATCTACGGGACCAAGAGCCTCATAAGGCTTCAGCTTGCTACTGTAGTCTTGAAACTTCTTAGTAACCTGACCATCCCATTTCTTGACATATGGAGCAAGAAGTGTACGGTGTTCTTCTGGCATTCCATTTAGAAATGGATTAGCCAGAGAGTACTCATTTTCTGGTTCGGCAGCAACTTCTTCCCCTACAGGGGTAGTTCCGTTACCATTACCAAAGACTACATCATCCATTTAGAGCACCTACAGGAGAAGCACCATTAGAATTCATATCTTGACCTGCCGCAGAATTACTTTGTGAAGGACTAGTGGGCGCAGAACTAGAACTCTGGGAGTCTGGTGTTGCCTTTGTTTTAGCAAGTTCCGACATTGCCTGATCTGTTTGGACAGCGTTCCGTTCCTTCATGATTTCCTGCTTGTGTTCATCAACGTGATCTTGAATGATCTGTTGAATCTCAGGAGGAAGCAATTCAAATTCTTGAGTTTTCTGATAAGCTTGGTGTTCTGCGACATGAATTTCATGATCGTCAAAAGGATTCACAGTGACGTTGTAAGTAACTGGCTGACCCGTCTCATCAGTCTGCGGCTCACCCGTCATAGGATCACGTTGAACATCTGTCTTATAAGCAGGACCCATTCCTGGCATCAGTGCTCCAGTAACAGGGTTCATTTGCTGAGGAGGTTGTCCCTTAGGATCAATCTTATTCAAAGGTTGTCCTTGCGACATGATGATGTTTTCACGCTGAACATGCCGAACATCAAGCATCATTTCATCATAAAGCTTGTCAGTTTCATTCATTTGCAAGTAACGAAGAGCCTTCAGGGAATCAATTGCTCCCATCTTCATCAACTCAATAATGAATGCCTGCTTGGCGGCTTGACTCCTAGGAGCCATAGAACCAGGCTCAACACGGAAGTCCATAATTGGTTTAAGATCAGTCTTCTTAAATTGACGAGTCTCCATAAATTGGTTCTTACTCGTCATATTCACGATACGATCTGTAGGCCAGAAATCGTAGACGTTACTCAGAACTTGAATACCAGTCTCTTGAACCGCAGCTTCCAAAGAAGCAACGGTGTGATACATAGTGGTGTCGTTTTCCTCCTGTAGATATGCAATCGCCGACGCCGCTTCAACTCCAGGCGGTGTACGACCCTTTGTAATCTCATACTGGGAAGAAGCGTCATCCATATCTTTCGTAGTAATTTCAAGTTCGTTCGTAACGTTCGGGGGAAGCTCGGGTTGATCTAGTGCTTTGGGGAAATCGAACCCAAGCTGAACTGCCAAAAGAAGACCTGGCTTTGAGTTAAACTTCTTTGGATCAATAGAACCTGTAATATATCCCCACTGCGGCTTACCAGCCAAGTTCCTGTGTTCGAGCATAATAGATCGGGTTCTATTGTACTCTTTTTGAAGTGGGATGATGTTCTTAATGACAGAATCACCGTAGAACATACCTGTAGGGATATGGTCGATTTTGGGGAATGGGAAGCGACCATGTGACAAAGGATATTCATACTGATAGCCGGGAAGACCCTCGATATCGGATTTTGGTCCGATTATCTGTGTCTCACCGGCGTTATCAGGATTAGAAATAGGAGTATTACCGGGACCTGTAGGCATCGGCATTCCTGGCATTTGCAATTGCCCAGGCATAACAGGAATGCCGTTCTGGCCTGGGGTCATAACCTCTTGATCTTTAATTGGTTCATATACGTAAATTACCTTGTGTTCACTTGTTACAAACATAGCGCCCTTAGGGAACTCCCTACAGGGCTTCACCCAATTCTCTTTAATGTAACACAGTTTAGTATCGTTATTTACGTTCTGCTTAATACCAAGTGAAGTTAGGAATCGACTTTCGAGGATAGTGCTTGCAGTAGTTTCGGGCTTAAGATCCACCTGATACGCACTCCAAGCAGCTTCAGGATCCATAGTACGAGCATGGATGAAATATGGCTCGGCTTGAACATCAGTTACCTGGAGATTAGGGACATATGCCTGAAAAGCTGGAACAGCCTCGAAATCAATCCTACCTGGAGAACCATCAACATCTAGTGCTGCTTCGTCATAATAATTCTTAAGAAAACTAGTGCCGCAGATTACAGCCCAGAACGTAGCTTCCATACGCTTCTGATTGAAGTATTTCGTCCGCAAAATGTACTCGGAGATACTATCTCCAGCCATTGCTGCAAGACGGTCATTCTCATCAGTAGAAGAAGGCACACAATACCATTGCGGCTCTTCCTTAGAAAGCTTAGTCAACTCCGTCCTGATTATTCTCAGAACTCTATTAGCTGTATGACGAACACGCCACTTATCTGCTGATGCTTGTTCAGCGTACTGGAAACCACCACCAGGAGCTTTAGTGAAAACAATCCACTGCCGTCCTGCATAAAAGGCAAGATTCTGGTGCCATTGTTTCTCGAAGTTGATACGTGCCTCTTGACAAGACTTCAGCCTATTATTCCACTTTTCTACTAGGTTCTTGTCGGCAGAGCCTTCAGCCTTCAGCAAGTCAACCATAAGAAACCTTACTTAGTAGTAGTTTCGGCCTTTTCGGCTTCTTGAGTAGCCTGTTCGGCTGCCTTATCACGCTCTTCAACTGCCTTCAGCCTATCTTCGACAGAACTAACGGCAAGAGAAGGATCTTCGTACATATCTTCAGGAACAGTACGCTTGAATGCGTTATCTGGACGCTCCAGATTACCCTTCAAAGCGTAGAAGTTACCACCGTTAGCAGCAACAACTGCACGAAGCTCAGACTCGTCAATTTCCTCACGAAGATACGCTTGGTAAGCATCCTCTGAAGTACGAACACGAGTAGTAGGAAGATCGAATCGTGGGTCTTCCTTCAACTTCTCCACATCAGCAGCCTTCGGAGCAGACTTCTCTTCCGGAGCCTTAGTAGTGGTTGTAGTTGAATCAGTCGTTGCCATTCTCTTCTCCTGTAATTGTTGGTTGCTCTGACGGAATACTTGTAAAGATCTCTGGGAATTCGATAGGAGTCAAATCTTCTTCGTCATCTTCAAAATCAATGACTTGCGGCTGTTCCCAATTATCAGGGAAGTTCTCCTGAGCCAAAGGTGACCCTGAATCCCGTTGCATCTGAATCACTGTCATCAATTGAGTCTGCATCCCCTGAATCTGAAGATTCTGGTTCTGGATCGTTTGGTTCTGCGTCTTGATCGTCTCGGTCTGAGCCAGAAGCAACTGTTGCATCGAATTGTTCAGATTCTGCATCTCCAGAAACCTGTCCTGTAGGGACGGGTTCTCGAATGTCATAGTTCTTCTCCATCCAAGAATACGTGGGCTTCTCGCCACTATCCCATTTCTCATGTTCCATACGGAACTGCTGCAAAAGACGACTGATATCAAGAGTCATTGAATGGTAACACTCATTACACAAATAAACAGCTTGAGTGTTGACATCAAAATAGTGGTCGACGGCAAAACCAAGATCTACAAACCATTCCCTAGGTGGTCCACCTACACCGCATTGAATACATACGTAGGGAACCATAATAGGTTTCTGGTAGATCTGATAGGGTCGGGGCATTATTTATTCCCTACAGGGGCGCCAACACCTACAGGGGTACTGCCGCTATCTACATTTACTAGCACGATACGGGTCTTGCCATTATGTCCGTGGATAAGTTCGACAGATGCCATTCCTCGTTCATAATGAACAACAGACGACGGCCACTCCGTAAGCCAACGAAGACAGACAACACCGTCAGAGAATTCGATTCCTTCAGCCACAACTCCTGTGCCAGATACTCCGGTTTCGTCAACATCACGGTGCAACTCAAATGCTCGCATTACCATTCAATCCCTAATTGGTCATCGAAATTTTTGGGAGTAGAGAACATCAATTCGTAATCGAGGTTCTTCTCACCTGCTTCTGGCAAGTTAAGCACATTACCTAGTGTCTCGTCAACTTCGTCTTGATACGCTGGACGACTCATCACTCCATAACGCAAGGCGTCCATACAGTGATCGTTCCTCTTTAGAGGAGTCTCCTTTTTATTTCGGCGCACCTCAATCTTAGTTGAGGCGTAGCGATCCCATCTGTAATTATTAATCTCTCTGAGGGTGTGTTGGCATCTCCGAGATATAAAAAGTAGTCGTTTGGAAAATCGGTTCTGAACTCTAGCAATTCCCCCTCGGACGTCGTTATTCCCAAGTGCAATCGGGACGCCGTGCTCGACGTATTCGGTCTGTATAGATGTTCTAGTAATGGCACTAGTGTTTTGTATTGATGGATCTCCAACGACATATTGCGGCATCACTTTCAGATCATGAATCCTATGCCTATACAACTGTGCGTTTTCACGTACGATGTTTTGTGTGACATAGATTTCGTCGTACACGATAATCCGCCCGTCATTATCAAAACAACAGAACAAAAAGGCTGTTGGGTTGGCAAAGCCATGATCCATACAAACAAAGTGACCCCAACCACGTCTATAAAGATCGAAGTCATCCTCAATGATGTCTTCTACTACATTCCCACCTTCATCAGCAGGGTTCGCTTTAAAACTACTTCCGTAAACCAAACCAGTATGGGTTATGAACTTTCCGGCTCTACGAGCTTCTTTTTCCTCAGGACTCAAGCCTCTTGTAGTACGTTCCAAGGCTTCTAGAGAGATATGTGGGTTTTCAATAGTATCAATTTCAACTACTTCAATAGTTCTGTCACCTTCTTTCCACGGGTCATAAATCTTATCTTTAACCCAAGTAAGCTCCACTAGTGGAGTCATTGTTATCCAGTAGGATCCATCAGTGTCCATAAGACGCATGAGACATTCGTTGAAGATGTCTTCGGGTGGTTCTTCATCAAACCACGTAAAGTGTCGGCTTGTTCCCGCAAACTTGTCCACATCCTGTTCATAAGACATGAACTCCAGAAAGGATCCATTAGTAAGAGTAAGGGTACGTGCGAGCTTGTCATAACTATCTTCCCAACTCCCATTTTTAAGGAAGGAAGACGGCAGCCAGCGACGTATTTCCGGGAAGGAGATTTTCTTAATTCCCTCTTCAATATCAACACCTACAGCCCGTCCACGTACAGGAGGAAGAGGGATGTCCTTTCTGAAACTATGCAATCCGGTTAACCACATAACAGCCTCGACAGCACCGAAAACTGTCTTGCCGGAACGGTTACCACCAATAAAAAGCTTTTCTTTAGAAAGACTCTTATGGAGTTTCTCTTGTAGAGCGTGTGGCTTGTACGCAGAAAGACCTGGACTAATGGAAGCCTGACGAAGACTCTGTTCAGTCAATAAGAGAACGTCATCTAGTGAGAGAGGGTCCGGTTTACGAGTTGGCACAAGAAATTTTCCTACAGGGGTAGAGCCGCAAAGTACTAAAGTTCATCTGGTTCGTCTGTGTCGTACTCTCCTGGGTCAAAACTAGGTTCAGGAGGTTGCGGCGGGTTCATTCCGTGATCTATCATAAGAGTAACTAGCTTGTAAATGTAGCGACGTTGCTGAAGTAATAAGACTCGTAAATCATGAGTTTCTGTAACTAGCTGGTCAACTTCTTCCGTAAGTTCTTTAATCTCTTTACGAGTTACCTTACGTTCTCTGCGACGAGCTTCATGGATAGCAATGTAAATACCACTACCAGCTAAAATAATACTTGCAACAATTCCAATCCTTAAATCCAAATTACTTCTTTACTTCTTTACTTCTTCAAGTAATTACAGAAAGCTTCCCTAGTGTACCTTCCGTACAACCCATCTACACGCTTCAAATACAAATGAGCGTCCTTCAAATCTGCCTGTAGAAGACTTACTGCGTTACGTGTTACTGGTCCATACACTCCGTCGTTCTTACCATTGTAATAACCCCAATAATTCAAATTCTCAATCAAATCGAATGTGTGCACATTCGTGTCTTGCGTGAAGACAGTTGGGAGGTTACAAGTGAACTGAGAAGAAAGCTTTTTGCTTTTTTGGTCCCAATCAAATTCGAAAGGCAGACTTGAGTTAATTTCAGTAGCATTTGGGAATTTTGACAAAACAAATTCCCTACAGGTGGTGAGGTTCTGCAAGAGCAAGTCCGTCGGGGGTTCATTAGTTCCTAAAAGTACCAGGACACTAATGTGAGTACTTCCCAACTTATTTGGTGACTTGTTACAAAGACCACGTAGGCAATAGACACCCTCAACGTTACTAGCTACACCCAAGTTGTATTGCACGTCTCCCATGCCGCGAAGTTTATAATCTGCCTTGCGTTGCTGCTCAAAATAAGTTAGTGGGTTGAGTTCAACAAAGTTAGCGTTCTCTCCTGGAAGAAAGAGATTTATTCCGAGTACGTCCTTCTCACGAAAGAAGAGTGGCCCCTCAATCTCTTCGGTCATAGGAATGGGGTTAGTAGCAGTCCAATCTGCTCGCTTAAGAATCTTCATACTTTACTTCCTAACTAGAGTTTGCCTCAATTACCTTTCGAACACTTGGGCTACTACGAATTTCAGCAGCAACTCGGTTCAAGACGTCCGACGTTACGTTTTGTGCCAAAATTTCCATAACGGCTGTAAGAACAAGAGAGACCATCTGGAGTGCGTTCTGGGTCTCAGGTCGGTAAATGTTTTTGAGTTCGTTGTAATATTTAATAGCTTGCAAGTCACCGTTTTGAATGCTTTTGGCTAATGCGAGTTTTGCGTCATTTTTAACATCGTTATCAAAGACTTCATCAAGTCGAGACTGAAAATATTCAAAGTGCCTCTTTCTTCTTAAGAGGGCTTGCCATTCCTTTGTACTAAGACCAGCTTCTTTAAGTTTAGCTGGGATCGTACGCTTGTCAAGGTGGTTTACAATTAGACTTGTGGCCCAAGCAAATTTGGGATCAATGTAGTTTTCAACTGTGTTATAAGGTTTGATTCCACGATTTTGGAGGCTATTTGATATGTCATCCAGTACGCCATTCCATCCTTTAAGAAAGTTAGGTCGATCTGGGTGGGATTTGAAATGCTCGTGAAGTACGTGGACTTCGGGTAGTTTTTTATTTTCGTAATAATAGACTTCGATATATGTGAGTACATCAGCTCTAAATGGTTGTTCGTAATCAGATTTTCTGGAAAAAGAAATAGTTCGGAATCCATTCAATTCCTCTTTTTCCTCTAGAAATTTACCTACAGGGGTAGTATTTACTACATTAATATTGCCAGAGCCGTTATTACCAAAAGGGCTAGCAAGAGTGAGATCAGATATATTAGCAGGAAGCGATGATTGATCAACAGCTTGGCTTAAATTGTCTTGAAGAGAATTATCATCACTGCTAGAAGGATCACTCCTAGAATAATGTACACTGCCGTTGTTGTCATTTTGAAACTCCTTCATTGAATCAATAAACGCTTGGGCGTCTTTGATTGTATCTTCAATGCCCATTGGGAGTTAGAGTACCTGCTCAAAAGGAGGCTAGTCAAATTTCCAGAAAAAAAGATTACTTGCTTACACGCTCAAATAGAAATGTCAGAATTTTGCCAAGAAGAAGAAACTCCTCCTTGTCGCATATAACGGGGATCAGCGA